CTCACTTATTGAATTTTTAATATTATTGCTTATGTTAAGACAATCAATGGCTTGATGCATTAAGCGCCCTTGACTGAGAGACCATAGTGCTCCCGCTTATATCTGGGAGTTTCCTCATGGATCTTAATCATCATTATTTTGAGCACCAGCTATCGTTGATGCGGGCCGGCGGTGCAGTGACGCGCCTCTCCAGAACGCTCCACCTTGCAGCGGCGGGTGTAACTGCGAATAGAATAGGCAATCATCAGCTGGGTACCGGAGCAGCGGCTGCTGACGGTTGGATAAAAGGTTCGCAAAACATTGACGGGCGCGCTGACCGTGTTTTTGAGGTGGCCGCGTGAACCGCCTGCTCAACATCAACCTCCCTCAGCTGGATGTAGAACGACAATGTGCGGAGCACAGCGTCGCAATCAGTGCGATCGAGCCTCTCCCGAGTGGCGGCACTCACCTTGTATGCATCAGACCGGAGGGCGCCGAGAAAATGCGGCGGGTGTTCTCGGACAGACTGATAGTCGGGATTGTCCGGCGCTTCTCCTTTTACCGCGCACGAGGAGCGTGATGATGGCAAGCCAACTCCTGGATCGTCTAGGTTACTCTTCTCGGGCACATGCGGAGTTTAGCTCAACATGACCCATCCAATGCTACGATTTTCCCTGAGCTCCAACGGTGACCAGTGGTATCTCACCCGGGGAAGCGCTTTCGACGAGACAGCGGTGGTCCGTGAGGCGAACCGGTCGTCCGGGGGTGCCGTGACGAAATTGTCCCTTGACGAGTTCTTGCATAGCAATGCGGGATCACCAGAGCGGAGGGACTTTGCAAGGCTGATCGCTGATCTTCTTGGCAAGGAACTCGACGGCGGTACGGCAAGCAAGGACATGCTGCTTTTACAGCTCCGCGACGCGACCGAGGAAGATGCAACGAGCGCCTTGCTCGGCGCCAGAGTGGCACTGCCACTGACGACGCCATACGAGGCTTTGGAATTTTTCAACCGCTTGGTGGATGTTGTGACGGGGCGCCGCGCCATTGAGGACAGGGAAGATGCCGATCGCATCCGTCCTGGCTTCGGGAGCACCCACAGGTAATCACTAAAACTTCATGGCTCCGGCACGTCGTGACCCGTTCGTGTTAGGGCTTTGATGTGCCGGCCATCGTCGGGCTTGGTCCCAGAGACCGTGGAACCGCCTTGTTTGTTCCATCTTAACGTGTCGCAGCAATACTTCTCGGTGTGTACCAGTCTTTCGCTAACGATCGAACTTTAGGTTCGACCGCAAGAGGGTGAGTCAGGACTCTTGCCTTCTGGCATCACCCGTCCGCAAGATGGCCGTACAGGACATCGAGAAGCCGATCGCGATCGGCGGGTGTTGCACCCAGAAGTTCACGCCTGGGGTAAGCGACAGACTTCGCCCGCAAGGACGGTCGATCGCGCAGGCCATGCTGGTGGACGTCGGCGATCTGCGAGACCTTGCCGGTGAAGCCTACCCAGAAGCTTTGATCGTCCGTGCCGGTCTTCAGGAATCGCGATGACGCGAGGCGGCGGAACATCGCCCGGCGGCGAAGGCCGCCACGGCGGCGCAGGCGCCCGCCCCCAGCGTTGCGGTGCTCCTCGGGCACGGGGAGCCACTTGACGATCCTGTCGAATTCGAATGAACGGATCGCGCCGGCCTCGATGTCGAAGCCGGTGAGCATGCGGCCGGTGCCCCATGTGAAGCTTTTCATGATGACGCGGCGCGGTTCGCCGCTCCCTCCCGAGGGGTAGAGGAAGCAGGCCGTGCCGCGCCCGGCGACTGGTGGCGCCTTGTCCTTCCGCTTCTCGAACGCGCTGCCGTCAGGCTGGCGCTGCGCGGTGATCCGCTCGCGCTGGCTGATCGCCAGGGCGCGGGCCATCTTGCGCATCACGGCGCGGCGCTCGCCCGAGGACAGGCTGCGGAGCAGGGCGCCTGCTATCCGCTCGATCTCGGCCAGATCCTCGGTCACTGATCTGGGTCCGCCTCGAGCAGTACGGCATCGGTGAGGATCCCGGAGAAGCTGGTGGCAACGTCCGCGAAGGCATCGGCGAAGCTGGGCTCGGCCGGGCGCTCGATGTCGTATCCGCTGCCATCCGGCCGGGCTTTGACCAGACGGCTTTCGGTCAGGTCGATCGAGAACTCGATATCCGAGGTTTCGCTGTCGAGCAGTTCGGCTTCGAAGGTGAACGCCTCGCCATCCTGTTTGCGCAGCAGCTGCGGCTGCTCCTTCTCGATCCATGCCAGCAGCGGCACCATGAGCCGGTCGGCATCGCCCGCGAAGTCGGCGATGAACACCTTGGCGGTGTAGCGGTAGACGAAAGACAGGGTGCGTGACCTGATCGACGCGATCGAGCCGCTGTCGACGAAGATCTGCAAACGATCGGGATGATCCTTGAAGTCGTCGGGCAGGCAGGCGGTCAGCCAACGCCGCAAGCTATCGGCCTTGCGCATCGGGGCTCCCCAGGGCGAGGCGCACTTGCGCCTGCAGTTCGATGAAGGCAGCGCGGATTTGCCCGGCGACGTCGTAGAGAGTGGTCAGGCTGGCCAGCGCCTCGGCGCCGGTCATCTCGCCTGCGCTATTGCGCTGGACCGGGGGCAGTGCCGGAGGCTTGGCCAGCAGCGCTGGCGACACCTTTGCCGTTCGCGGCGGCGGCTGCACGGTCGAGCAGGCCGACACCATCAGCATCAATGCAGACGTTGCGATAGACTGGCCGATCAATGACCTTGAGCGTTTCACGGTGGATCTCCCTGACTTTGGCCTGGCGGGTGTATTCGGCCGACTGGTGGGCCTGTGCCGAGGCGTCGATCTGGCCCTGCAGCTTCGTGCGCTCGGCCTCGGCCGCAGCGTCGGCGCGCTTTTGCGCGGCCTGTTCCTGGGCGGCACCGACGTGGGTGCCGTACGCGAAGCCGCCGATACCGGCGAGGCATGCGGCCAAGGCGCCGGCAAGGGCGAGATGGCCGGTGCCGATCATGCCCCGGCCTTCCCGCACTTGCGGCGATCGACGTTGCCGATGCGGTGCGCGACCCAGCCCTTGTGGAAGACACCGAGGCTGGGGTTCACGCGCACGAGCCGGGCGTATTCAGCCTTCTGCCTGAGATCGAGGCTGTCCAGCATGCGAACGCACAGCGTGGCGGCGCTGACCTGCTTCTGGCAGGTCGCATAGGCAGCGATCGTCTGTCCACCGATCTTGCCGTCTACCGCGATCCGGGCGCCGCACAGTTCGTTGATGCTCATCTGAAACCAGCGCGAGGGGCGAGCCGGGCCCATGTTCACCGTGGTATCGAACAGTTCCTCGGTAACCGCGGCATCGATCGAGATCAGCGGGGCGAGGCCGGGACGGACAAGATAGCGGTCGTAGTAGATGCTTTCCGCGATACTGCGCGGCAGCGTGCGCATAGGGCCGGTGTAACCGTTCTCGCGCGCGACCTGCACGGTGATGCCCATGTTGGTTTCGCCACCCGGATCAGCCTTGTGGTTCACGTATCCGCCTTCCAGCGCGATGGCGGCGCCGATGATGGTCAGCGCGGCGGCGCCGATCTTGCCGCCGCGCGGCAGCTTGGGGTTCGTCATGCTCAACCTTTCTTGGGCAGGAAGCGGTCGGCGATGCGGCCCGGCACGCTGACCAGCGTGTCGATCACGGCGCGCGCGACCTTGGGGGTGGCGTCGAACGCGAGGAGCGCGATGCCGAAGGCGATCGACTGCGCGACGAAGCCGTTCCAGTCGGTGACGGCAATGATCGCCAGGGTGGCGTAGTAGCTGACCGTCGAGCCCACGACCCACTGCAGCATGCGATCGCGCCAGGACATGGCCGGTTTCCATGCCTGCGCGACGGCCGAGCCGATCAGCGACGGGGTGAGCGAGCCGACCACCTCCGCGCAGTGTTCGAAGGCGAGATGCAGAATGGTGCGCAGGTCCATGGGATCAGCTCCAGAGTTGGATGAGGGGCAGCACCCGGTTGGCGTTGCCGTCCTGGGCGGCCGTCGCGGGGACGATGACGACCGTGCCGAGGGGAAGGATGGTGCCGAGATCCGCGAGGCCCGGATTGGCATCGAGCACGCGCGAGATTTCGCCCGGGCCGAGCCCGGCATCGCGCCAGAGCAGCTGATCCAGCTTGTCGCCCTGCTTCGCGATCAGGCGCTGCTGTGCCGCCATCAGATCAGGTCGATCGTGGTGCGCGACTTGCCGAGGATGTCGCGCACGGCATGCAGCGCGTCGCGGCGCAGTTCGCCGATCATAGGCGTGAGTTCGTCCGCCTGGCTGCCGCCCGCCGAGGTCGTGTCGAAGTCGCGGTGGCGCTCGATCAGTTCGGCTTTCGCATAGAGCGCGACGGCGCGGTTGTAGCGGATCAGCTGCACGCTCTGGCCGTCCAGCTGGGGCGCGGGCATTGCTGCGAGGCTGGCATGGCCATCGGCGATCGATCGCTCACGAAAGGCGCTCAGGTCGTAAGCCACCGAAAGGATGGCCCCGAGGATCGCGGCGCGCAGACGCGCCGGGGTGACGCTGGTCGGGATCCTTGCGGCCTCGCGCACGGCGCCGGGATCGATGTCGGGGAAGAAGCCGTCGTTGACGATCGGCGTCTCGGCCTCGGGCGGTTGCTCGGCATCGGCAGAAGGGGGAAGGGCGACAAAGGACATTGCGGGGCCTCGGGTTTTCGCCGGCACCGCCGGCTAACAGGGGTGAGGATCGGGGCAGATGCGGCCCTGCGGCCCGAAGGCCTCCCGCATCGCGCGATCCGCCCCTGAGCGCCGGGGGCGAGCTTGTCAGGGGGCCGAGGTCTGTGGCGGGCCGCCCTGTTCGGTGTTCGCTGCGGCGTCGGCCGGCGTGGCGGCCGCCAGAAGCTTTTCGGCGCGCTTGATGCGATCCTTCACGCCGACGCGGTCGTTGAGGCGCTGGGCTTCGCGAAGATGGATCAGGGTGCTTTCCAGAACGATGCGGCTGTTTTCCGCCGGCATGTCCTCGGCCTTGCGCAGCTGCTCGACGCCGATCGCCTTCAGCAGTTTTGCGCGCACCTCGTCGTGGATGTCGAGCCCGGCTGTCAGGTTGTCGGCCGTGTCGAGTACGGCAGGATCGAACGGTTCACCCGCATTCTGTGTCTTGGCGGCAGCGTCCGCGATCAATTCGATGACGATGGTGGGCACGTCGCGCGCGTAGCGACTGGGCATCTCGACGCGGTGGCGGAGCAGGAACTCAGCGACATCGAGCGCTGGCATGTAGGCGCCGGTGTCGAGCAGCCAGACCATGTACGTGGGCACCACGTCGGCAGCGAGGCCGGTGCCGACACCGGCGTTGGCGCTCATGATGCCGTCAACCCATGCCTTGTACTCGGGAAGCATCTCGCGCTTGGCCGCGATCTTCTTGTCGATCGAGCGGATTTCCTTCAGCCGGCGCAGATCGTGCGTCAGGCGCAGGGCGATCTGCGCGGCGGCGCGGTCGGCGGGCGAAGAGTTCGCCCCCGCTGCCGGGGAGGGAGCAGCAGCGGGGGCGAGGGCCGCCCCGCGCACAGGTGCAGCGCTTGCGTGGATCGTCTGCGCTGCGATGATGGTCTGGGCAGCGAGAATGCGATCGCGTTTACGACGAGCGAGGCTCATGGCGGTGTCCTGTGGCGGGGCGGTTTCGGGAGGCGAGAGCCGGGATCAGGCCGGCTTCTTGCCCATGACGACGTTCTCGATGAGCGCGCAGCGGCCGTAGTCCTCGACCACGTAATCCTCGTTCACCGATTCGTAGTTCTCGATCTGGTCGAGCGCGGGCTCGTCCTTGACCTGGCGGCGGCGGGTTTCCTCCTGCCAGTAGACCGACAGGTTATCGAGGCTGGTCACCAGCATCGCGTCTTCCGGGAAGAAGGGCACGATGACGGCGCGCTTGCCCGCCAGCTGCTTGGGCAGGGTGAGGATGCGGTGTGCAGCCTCGCGCTCGGTCGCAGTGTCGCCGGCCGCCTGCAGGAGGTTCAGGTACTTGTCCTTCACCAGCGCCCAGCCCACGATGACGACAAGATCGGTGTCGCTGCGATGCCAGGGATCGAGCAGGTCGAGCGCGTCGAAGGCGAGCGCATCGAGGTTGGCATAGTCCGCCTCTGCCGTATCGACGTTGGTGGCATCTCCATCGACCACCTCGACGCCGGCGGCGACGTAGATCGCCTTGGTGGGCGCGGTGCTCAGTTCTCCGTCGTCGAGCACGCGGTTGGCGGCATGGGTGCGGATCTTGTGGAGCCAGCCTTCGTTTACGTCCTGCAGCATCGGGTTGGCGGCCCGGTCGGTCTGCGGTGCGACCGAGGTGCCGTTGAAGCCGATCATGATGCGGTCGCGGCCCTGCTGCTTCAGGATCACGTCGCGAAGCAGCGTCTGGAATTCGGGCTTGTGGCGCCAGGCGTCCAGCTTCGCGTACTTGATCGCATGGTCGAAATTGGTCTGCCGGCAGTGGTAGCCGCCATCGTCCGTGGTGTCGGTCGGATCGCCGGGCGTGCGGCGGTTGCCCGCGCCGGTGTTGGTGCGGCTCGCAAGCGGGCGGGTAACGGTGACGCCGACCTTCTCGCCCTGCTGAGCGGGTACGCCAACGACGTTGATCTGGGAGAGGAAGTCGCTCGACTCCTGGATTTTCTCTTCCAGCTTCTGCTCGACGGCGGGCGCGACGCTGAACTTGACGGAGGCGCTGTCCACGCCGTTCAGCAACGCGATCTGGCTGACGTAGGCATTGAACAGCAGGCGGGTTTCATTGCGCATTGGCGAAGGCTCCTAGGGGGACGCGTCGGACGTGGGGCAGGTCTGGGTTGCGGGCCGTGATCAGCAGTCGGTGACGACAGTTCCAGCGCCGCCGGCGGCCGGTGCGCGCTTGAAGGTCTGCGGCTTCTCCTCGGTCGCCAGCTTGGCTTCCAGCGCATCGAAACGGGTGGTGAGCGCGGTTACGGCATCGTTCGCGGGCTTCACCGCCAGCGCGACCTGCTCGCCCAGCGCAGCGCTGAAGGCGGCGACATCGAAGCTGTTGTCGTTCGCGGCCTTGGGCTTGGGTTCGGGCTTCGGCTTGGGCTCGCCTTCGGTGCGGCTGAACATGGCGGCGAGGCCTGCGAAGCCCGCCTTGATGGCTTCGGCCACACCGGCGTTCTCGGCCGAGGCGAGAAGCTCGATCGAGGTCTCGTGCGCGGTGGAGAAGACGTTGGGGCGCGACATGGCGGCGAACTTGAGCGGTTCGGTACCGAGCGATGCGGGCTGGTCGGTGACGGCCAGGCCGACAAGGTAGGCCTCGCCCTCGCCGGCGAAATCGGGATGGATCTCGCAGCTGGTGAACAGCTTCTGATCGGCCTTGTTGATCGCCACCAGATTGTCGTTGGCGTCGATCTCGGCATAGAGGCCCAGCAGCTTCTTCTTTTCGCCGGCGATGGTGAGATCGACTTCTTCGGTTCGGAGCGAGAGCACCGAGCCATAGGCGTTGAACGGCTTGTCCGGGCTGTAGCCGGCGATGTGCTCGCAGTTGATGCGCGCGGTGTAGGTTGCCGGATCGTAGTTGGCGGCCATCTGCTCCAGCCATTCGCGCTGGATCACGCGGCCATCGACGGTGGCGCCTTCGACGGCGACGCGGAAAAACTTGCTCTTGGCCATGATCGGTCCGGTTCCCTTGGAGAGTTCGGTAGCGGTGTGAGGCCAGAAAGGGACGGTTGGAGGCGATCTCTCAAGGGCATGCATTTCGCGTAGCGTTCAGCGAAGTGGATGACGGTGATCGGGGCGAATTGCGCGCGCCATGGTCACGCCATGACAGGCCCGTTCCTTCCCCAGCCCGGCGCACCCGCTGCCGCATGGCAGTTCGATCCGCGCCGCCACGCCCGCAGCCTGTACTGGCGCGGATGGGGCGTGACGCAGATCGCCGACGAGTTCGCCCTGCACGAGGTCAAGGGCGACACGGGCGGGCCGATCCCGCGCGCGACGATCGCGGCGTGGAAGCAGCGCGACAAGTGGGACGACGCGCCATCCATCCGCAAGATCGAAGACGGGCTGGAGATCCGCCTGCTGACGCTGATCGCCAAGGAGAAGAAGACCAGCGGCGATCTGGTGGAGATGGACGCGCTGTCCCGCCAGATCGAGAGCCTTGCCCGCGTTCGCCGGTTCGAGCAGCCCGGCGGCCATAGCGGTGACCTGAACGAGAAGGTCGGCAACCGGAATGCCGGGCCGCGCAAGAAGCCGAAGAAGAACCACTTCACCGCCGAGCAGGCGGCGGAACTCAAGCGCATCTTCCTCGACGGGCTGTACGACTACCAGCTGACCTGGTGGAACGCGCTGAGCCAGCGCACGCGCATGATCCTGAAGTCGCGCCAGATCGGCGCGACGTACTATTTCGCCTTCGAAGCCCTGATCGACGCGATCGAGACCGGGCGCAACCAGATCTTCCTGTCAGCGTCCAAGGCGCAGGCCCACCAGTTCCGCTCCTACATCGTCAGCTTCGCCAAGCTGGTGGGCGTGGCGCTGACCGGCGATCCGATGCTGATCACGTCGGACTTGCGGCCCGAGGAGGAAGCCGCAGCCGAGATGCACTTCCTCGGCACGAACTTCCGCACCGCGCAGGGCCGCCACGGCAACTTCTACTTCGACGAGTTCTTCTGGGTCCATTCGTTCGAGGAGCTGAACAAGGTCGCCTCGGGCATGGCGACGCACAAGAAGTGGCGCAAAACCTACTTCTCGACGCCGTCCACCGTCGCGCACCCAGCCTATCCGTACTGGACCGGGGAGCGGCGCAACCGGCGGCGCAAGAAGGAAGACCGGATTGACATCGACGTCAGCCATGCGGCGCTGGCGGCGGGCAGCGTCGGGCCGGATCGCATCTGGCGCCACATCGTCAATATCGAGGATGCGCAAGCCGGCGGCTGCGACCTGTTCGATATCGAGGAACTGCGCGACGAGTACGCGCCGGACGAGTTCGCCAACCTGTTCCTGTGCGATTTCGTGGATGACAGCCAGTCGGCCTTCAAGTTCAACGACATGATCGCCTGCGGCTGCGACAGCCTGGTAGACTGGACGGACTTCAACCTTGAAGCCGACCGGCCTTATGGCAACCGCAACGTCTGGGCGGGGTACGATCCGCAGGAAAGCGAGAACGGGGACAATGCCGCCCTGGTCATCGCCGCGCCGCCGGTTGCCGAGGGCGCGCCGTTCCGCATCCTTGAGCGCCACCAGCTGCGCGGCCTGGACTTCGAACAGCAAGCCGAGTTCATCAAGGCGGTGCTGAGCCGCTACAACTGCACGTATCTGGGCATCGACGCCAAGGGCGTGGGCGCAGGCGTGTATCAGCTGCTGGCGAAGGTGGGCGCGATGCCGGGCTGCACCGTGGCGAAAATCGAGTATTCGCTCGAACTGAAAACCCACATGGTGATGAAGGCGCAGAACGTGGTGCGCCGGGGCCGCCTGCGCTTCGACAGCAGCCTGCTCGATCTCGTGTCCGCCTTCGTCTCGATCAAGAAGACGCTGACCACCAGCGGGCGCGCCGTCACCTTCAAGGCCGGGCGCGGCGGCAACGACGGCCACGCGGATCTCGCCTGGGCGACCATGCACATCCTCATGAACGAGCCGCTTGACGGCAAGGAAAAGCCCAAGGGCACGATGGAGATTATCGAATGAGCAAGCCCAATCGCAGCCGGGGCCGTGCCCGCAGGATGAGCCGTCAGGAAAGTGCCGAGGCATCGGAGGCCGCGATCGTCGCGGCGAACGACAATCGGGGGAAGACGATCGAGGCGTTCAGTTTCGGGGATCCCGAGCCGGTCAACAGCCGGGCCACCATGCTCGACATGCTGGAGTGCTGGCACAATCAGCGCTGGTATGAGCCGCCGATCTCGCTCGACGGGTTGTCGCGGTCGTTCCGCGCTTCGCCCCATCATTCGAGCGCGATCATCCTGAAGCGCAACATGCTGGCCGCCAGCCTGGATCCGGCATCGCTGATCGGCAGGCGCGATTTCGCCTCCATGGTGCAGGACTACCTCGTTCTCGGGAACGCCTATGTGCAGGAGGTGCGGAGCCGTCTGGGCGGATTGCTGCGGCTCGAGCATGTCCTGGCCAAATTTACCCGGCGCGGCGTGGTGCCCGGCAGCTTCTGGTGGGTGCCGGGCCATCAGAACGAAGTCGAGTTCGATGCCGGCACCGTTCACCAGATCATGGCGCCGGACATCAATCAGGAGATCTACGGCATCCCCGAATACCTCTCTGCCCTGCAGAGTGCGCTGCTGAACGAGAACGCGACGCTGTTCCGCCGCAGGTACTACGAGAACGGGAGCCATGCCGGCTACATCCTCTATGCCACCGGCCAGTTCGCCGACGGCGACGTGGACGCCATGCGCGATGCGCTCAGGCGCTCGAAGGGCCCGGGCAACTTTCGCAACCTGTTCGTTCACGCGACGGACGGGAAGGAGAACGGGATCAGGATCCTGCCGATCGCCGAGGTGGGCGCCAAGGACGAGTTCCTAGGCATCAAGAACACGACACGCGATGACGTGCTGGCCGCCCACCGTGTGCCGCCCCAGCTGCTGGGGATCATCCCGGCAAACGCCGGTGGCTTCGGAGATCCGGCCAAGGCGCTCGACAGCTTCTTCGAACTGGAGATAGAGCCGCTGCAGTCCGTGTTCCTGGAACTGAACGAGACGCTCGGCCGCGAGGCAGTGCGGTTTCGCGAGCGGGTGAGGGCGGCGGCCTGACGCTACTCCGCATTGTGACACTGCAAGGGCGGCTCCAAACGGCCGCCCTTTTTGCTATCCACTATCCGCGAAACCGGCTGAGGGCCCGTTTCCATTCCCGCTCGTCCGGCATCGGCATGAGAACCGTAGCGTCATCCCTGCAGGTTTCCAGGGCGCAGGGGCGAACCTTGCGGCAAAAGCGATGCCAGCACTGCCGGCAGTAGAACCTGTCTGTGGCGGTCGCGAACCTGTCATCCCATCTGGCGCGCTCGAAACGCCACCACAGGGCGTGCGAATCGAACACGGCCGTGTTTCCGCATTCACACCGCAGCCGCAGCGAGTAGTGCCAGGCAGCAGCCTCGAAGATGCGGCTCGCCTCGCGCAGGCCATCGACGTACCGCACCGGCTTATGCCGCGCGGCGCTGCTCGATCAGCCTGGCGCACGCGAGCGCGCCCAGCATGTACGGGCCATCGTCCTGTTCGCCGGCTCTGATCTGGCGCAGGAACTCTCGATTGTCGAAGCCGCGCTGCTCAAGCGCCTGTGCGACCGCGTCGCGTATGTCCTTCAGCATGTCCATCATCGTACTCCTTTGAAGAACATATGAAGAACATGTCTCGAGTCGGTCAACGAAGAAGGAGGAAAGATCGGTGCGTCATCGCGCAATATCGTTACGCGGGCCGAGGAGAGGGGCCGCGCCCCCTCAGAACGCGCTTTTCCCCCCGCCTCGCCCGCGCACTTTTCATGTCCCTTTTGATGCACCATCAAGACTTCCCCTCCCCCGGCCTAGGTCCTAGGCTGGCGACCCTCAATCCGGCCTCCTCCGGCGATGCATTTTGATGCAGCTGGAGCGCTTCAGGAGCGGACTCCGGGGATCTCAAAAAATCGATGCTGCAGCTGCCAGCCACGGTGGGGGGGGCCGGAAAACCGTAACATCCGTAACCTGCCTACCCGGACGCCACATAAATCCATGATTTAAAACGAGTTATCGTGTTACCTTTAGAAGGTAACCAGCCGCAATCTCTTCCCGCCAAAAACGTAACCCCCGCAGAAGTCCTAAGGTTTTTCAGTTCAAAATATTACGTTTTCAAAAGGTAATCTGGTCACTCAAGGATTACGCTTTCGGTTACGCCAAAAACCGCAGATTTCTGGGGCATGTTACCTTTGTTACGTTTTTTCCGGGATCCCCCATGTCGGCCAACATGTATGGTTCGGTATGGTCAAAGGACACTGTCGAGCTATATGGAGGTTCGATCTTAGACGCGATGCAGATCGGCAAGCGGTAGGATGTAGGGGGTTCTTTGTCTGGATCTGAAGATTTGATCGTTGAAGTCGATATCGCAACACGCGTGGTTGGCGATAGCGAAGACATCTACATCGTCCGTCCCGGCGCAAATTATGCCTTATATGATGAGTTTGTGCGCACTAATCGCGTCTTCCTCGATTTTCCGGGCTTGGGCTTAAATACGAGCCACGCGCTCCCTGAAACCACAACGCTTCGAGAGATGATCGCGCGCTCGATGCTGGTTCGCGAGTGGCACGTCGGCGGGCAAGAGGAAGATGAGCCAGAACGACAAATCGCTTGGTATGCGGGCAAAGCGCGGGGCCGTAGGTTCGGTCGCTATGCTGCGGCCATAGAGAAACTATATTACGACCTCCCCGAAGGTACTATCATCGTAGTGCCCGGGCCTGGCCTTGTCAGTGACGTCAGAATTGGCATTTTGGACGGTCGATCAGAGTCCGCTTCGGACATCGAGGCATATCCTGGGGAACATATGCCGGTCCGCCGCGTACGGTGGATCGGCAAGAAGCAGCGTTCCCATTTCAGCGCCAAACTGCGTGATCGTTTGGGAAACTCCCACCCGGTGATGGCGCTCGACCGCTCGATGCGCGAAGAGATCTTAGAAGCGGGCTTTGATCGCTTCGTTTTTGGAGGCCAGTTTTACGCTCGCCTCGAGACAACGAAGGCTGAATTCAACACGCTCGATGATTACAATATTCAGACGTTCGTGAATTTCGTGGCTGGCGCCATGGCGGCTCGTGACGAGGGCTTAGAGCTAGACCATGAGCTCACGTTGGATGGTGCGCTAGCCCTCTTAGCTCAGCATCGCGATCTCATTCCCGAACTTACGGTGAATATTAACTCACCTGGCTTCCTTCGGATGATAAGCGATCGCATTGCTCCTTTGGTCATTGCCATGCTATTCTCGGTCGCGACCGCCGTGCCTGCGGGGGCCCAGCCAACGAAGATCGTTCCAACGAACTCAGCGGCAGCGCCCACAGATCCCTGCGCAGTGACTGTTGCATCGGAGGCTATGGGCGCGATGAAACTTATGGGCTACGACGACTGGAAGCGCGCTTGCGAGAAAGCGAGGGACGCTCAGTCGTCCACCGGCGTTAAAACGAACATGAAAACTAGCGTCAAACATCCAGGCAATTGATGAACGCGGCGGCATCCATGTCGGTCAACACTCCACCCGCGCATGCACTTGCAAGCAAGCGGCTCGTTGTGATTGGCTTTATCCTGACGACGATCTTCACGTCCGTGGTCGGCGGGGTGGTGAGTTGTGCCATCAATGACCATCAGACGACCCGCGAAGAGAAGATAAAAGAGGTTAATAGCTTTCTCGGATCGATGGACGCCTTTGAGCCCCTGATGAGAATACATGTGCGGAATATCGTGGCGGCTGGGGACACAGGAAAATCGGCCGACATTGAGAAGAGCAAAGAGGCGCTGTTGGCAAATATTCAACAGCAGCACATCTTGCTACGAAGGGTGGAGCCCTTTGTGCCGTCAGACCTAAAGTTTGAGGCGCAAAACTATGCTGATACTCTGGTCAAATTGAGTGACGAACTAAACGCTGCTGACAGCCCGTTGACGGCTGCTCCTCTAATGCAGCAACTGAACGACACTGTCCTAGCGAAAAGGAAGCTGACTGGCGCTTTGCGCGAAGGTGTCGGACTTTCAGGTTAAGCTGACAAGCGCCGCATGGTCATTTTTATGGTATTCCGGCCAGACCGGTTGAGATTTTCGTTCGTTTAGAACCACTTAACGCATTTATATGGCGGTCTCCCGCTCCGCCATCGGGCCTTGGCCTGAACCCCATAGTGCCCAGGCTCGGTTTTCCCCGGTAAATGGCATCGGCGCAGGTCAAGGGCAGCGCTGGTGCGCCGTGCGCGGCTTTATAAGCAATATCAATAGGGTCCGACAGGCGTTTGCTGCTAACGAGGCGGCAAGCCTCAAGGGAATGCACGCCTCCATGACAAGCCGGAATGCCGCACAGGACCTGCCGATCGCCATCATTGGCGGGGGTTTCAGCGGGACGCTCCTGGCGATCAATCTGCTGCGCTATGGCGTGAAGGTCGCGCTGATCGAGAGGAACTCCACTCAACTGGCGAAAGGCGTCGCGTTCGGGACGCGTCGGCCAGAGCATCTGTTGAACGTGCGCGCGGCCAACATGAGCGCCTTCCCGGACGATCCGGGGCACTTCCTGCGCTGGATGGCCTTCTCCGACGCCGAGGAGGCGAACCGCTTCGTGCCGCGGCTGACCTACGGCGTCTACTTGCGCGAACTGCTGGTGGACGCTCTGGGCAAGGCGAACGCGGCCGGGCAGATCATCGATGGCGAGGCGGTGTCGGTCGGTTTCGACGACGATCGGGCGCGGGTTCGCCTTGCCGATGGCGGAGAGGTCGAATGCCGTTCGGTCGTGCTCGCCCTCGGCAACTTCCCGCCGGTGCCGCATCCTGTCTTTGCTGGGCTGCCCGACGTCCTCTACCGCCCCGACCCCTGGGCTCCCGGCGCGGCCGAGGGGTTGGAGGGGATCGACCACGTGCTTGTCGTGGGCAGCGGCCTGACGGCGGCCGATGTCGTGCTCTCGCTTGAGAGCGGAGGGTTTGCCGGGCAGGTCACGGTACTCTCGCGCCGGGGCCTGAAGCCGCACAGCCATGCCGAGGTGGGACCTGTCGTGATCCCGATACCCGACCCGGACCGGCGCGGATCGAAGCTCGTGCGGGATGTGCGCCAGCGTGCCGGGCAGGTGGACTGGCGCGCCGCGGTCGATGCGTTGCGGCCGCACACGCAGAACATCTGGCGCCGCCACTCCGCGCAGGCGCAGGCGAGCTTCCTGCGCCACCTGCGCCCTTACTGGGACATCCACCGCCACCGGCTTGCTCCGCAAGTGGCCCGCCGCCTGGAGGCTCTGGAGGCGAGTGGGCGGCTGCGATATGCGGCAGGCCGGTTGATAGATGCCCAAGTGCAGGGGAGCCGGGCGGCGGTGTCGTATAGACCGCGCGGCCAGCAGCGCGACGAGGAGATCGTGGTCGATCGTATCTACAACTGCGCGGGGCCCGAGTGCGATCTCAGCCGCGTTGATGCGCCGATCGTGCGCGATCTCTTCGATCAGGGGCGCATACGGGGAGACGTCCACGCGCTCGGCCTCGACGTGGACCACCTCGGCCGCGTGCTGGGCGCCGATGGCACGGTTCAGGAGCGATTGCTTGCGGTCGGCCCGGTCACGCGTGGCGAGGCGTGGGAGATCGTCGCCGTGCCGGACATCCGGCGGCAGGTCTGGGGCCTTGCCCGCCTGCTTGCCGATGCGCACTGGGTTGGCGGCGAGGGGCTCTGAGCCAGTTTCCCGGCGCGCAGCTTCGGGACACACGGCTCAGCAGTTGGGGGCGGAGACGATGCTCCGGAGCATGCGATAGAGTGAACGCCGGGCGCGAGCTGCCGGCCTGTCAGATCCGGCCTACGGTCAGCGCCTGGCCGCTGGTCGGCAAGGGAGCCGTGGACGTACGTTCGCGCAGCAGTCCCTCAACCACGGCATGGCTGCGTTCGTCGTCGACGTC